GCTGTGGCTCCTTGATGTTGACTGTAGAACTATTATAGCCGAAAAGGCCTTTCTTGGTCAACCGGGAAGTTAGTGGGCACTTACCAAAGAAAAACCCTGCTCAGGGCAGGGTTTTCCAAGTACCGCCTGTGAAATTGTTTAGAACGTGTGACTGATACCAACCGTGGTGGCCCGTGGATCAAGACCTGCGGTAGGTGCCGTCGTTCCTACCATGCTCATTGTGGCGTTGGCTTCGTTGGTGATGGCTGTGTAGGCTGCATACGCTGTGGTACGCTTGCTCAAGGCCTTGGTCAGTGCCAAGGTATAACCTTTGCCTTCACCTGCTGTGGCCTGTGTACCATCCTTGGTCATGGAATAAACACCATGTGCTGCCAGGCCTGCTCCCAGAGGAACACGGACCGAAGCCATCTTCACAGTGCTCTTGACATCACCTGTGGTGGATACGTCACCTGCGGCATATGATGCACCAACGCTGACCACACCAAAGTCATAGGCTGCACCGTAGGCAGTGAAGTCTCGCTCGGCCACTGCGGTGGCTGCGTTCAATTTCACCTGACCTGCGATCAGTTTGAGTTTGCTGTCATCATAGGTCACGCTGTAACCTGTGTGCTCGGTACCAGCGTCCGTGGTTGAACCGTTGGCATTGTTTGAGCGACCAATCTGTGCAGAGAAGTTGCTGAACTTGGGCGTGGTATAACGAATCGTGCTGGCAGCATCGCTACCTAGCTCAACGCCCGTGCCATTGCTGGCATTGAATCCCAAGTTGCTGGCCTGTGAGGTCAAGGTGTCTACACCTTCTGCAGCAGAGATGTCTGTTTTGCCTACACGGATCTCGCCGAACTTGCCTGCGATGAATAAAGATGACTCACGATCAAATGCCTGACCTGTGGTGGCGGTAGAACCAAATGTTCCTGTGGAAGGTGTTACTTTACCTTCTAGGACAAAACCAGCAGTGAGTCCACCACCTAGGTCTTCCGTGCCACGAAAGCCCAAACGGCTGGTGGCTAAGATGCCATCAGCAGCGCGGGTAAGTGAAACTGCACCAGTGTTATAGTTCTGTACACCTGTGTCGATTACACCATACACTGTGACATTTTGTGCAGATGCCATTGTTGCCATTGCGGCCACGGCCGCTGCGATTGCTAATTTCTTCATTGATTTTCCTTTTCTAGATAGGGATTGGGGCGTTGTTCGCGCCTCGAGTTACTTATCAGTGTAGACCATGATCGCAAAAAAATCCGATGATTTTGGTTAAATTATGATGTTGGCCTGGGCTTGAGCCACGGTATATTGTCCATCGCCCAGATTGTTGGCCACTGTGGTGTTGGCGTTGACATCGATCAACTGGGTGTCTAACTGTATGCCCACGGCATTAAGCACCGCTATATTCCTGCCCTCTCTCATGCTGGCTATCACGGCCTGGCCAGAGAGATTGGTGGTGTTGGCTACCTGGTCAAAGAATTGTGCGGCACCACCCGTAGACACATCCAGACCGATGTCATGCAGTTGGCTGGCCAGTCCCAGGCTTGTGGTCACCGAATTGGCCACAAGATTGGCATTGGCCGGATCGTTGACCACATTACCTATGTCAATACCAGCGGCTGTGCAGTTAATAACATTGAGATTGAGTTGTTCGGCACAGGCATTGGTTGCGTCATTGGCCACTATCACCACGTTGGAGTATAAAGGATCGCTGGCAATGTTGGCTATCCAATAATTACCCCAGTATAACAATGTAGCATTGTTTGAGATATTACCAAATGCGGAATTTACATCACTGAAAACATTGCCTGGAAAATAATTTGTCGTTGGAATGGTTGTGATATCTAGTACATTACCTGCAATGCTGTAGGTACCTGCCAAAGTATAACTCATTAGAGTATAGATACCATTGTCAGTTGATGAAGGAGTACCACCGTTGCCGGTAAGAGAATCCAGGGCACCAATGTTGGCTAGATCACTGACCACTGTGGTTACCACTGGTAAGTCTGTGTTGATAGTGGCACCAGCAGCCACGCCTATCACGTCATTGATGGTGATGGTATTACCTGGACCAGTACCTGTGGCCAAGGTGTTGCCAATGAAGTCAGTGACCACCTCTGGTACCGGTTCAGTTAGTGCATTAATCAAGCCAAGATCTTTGTTGCTTTCCAATGCACTCACAGCCGCACTCAGTGTCGGCAGGTCTGTGTTGAAAATATCCTTGACCTGACGCAGGCTGCGGCTCAGAGCTTGATTGGCCAAGGCCTGATCTGGAGGTATGATTTTTTTAAGAGTGTCGTAGTTGCTCATATCAGTCTAGTAGATCTCGCGATGTTGAGTGCAGATTGTGCGATTTCAGACCCTTGCTTTCCAATGGTAGATGGTATGCCGGGTGCAGAAAGGAATTTTTCTAGATTGCTGTTCACAGTGCCCGAGGCCGAAGCATACACTCCTCGCAATCCATCAGGAGTGGGCATGGTCAGTGCCGGGAAACTTGTAGGCAGAATCTTGGCCGGATTGAGTAGATCGGCCATGTTGCCGATGTTGGGAGTGGTTACTCCCAGTATGCTCTTTACCTGAGCAAGATCTGATCCGGTGACCTTGGTCATACCCTCGTATAACAGTTTATTGGCAGAATCAGATATGTTTGCCAACCCACCTGATGCAAGATTATTCAGCAGTGACGAATCAAGACCGGCAGATCGCAATGCAGATTCCACACCAGGCACTATGCCTCCAACATTGGACAATTGTTTGACCAAGGCCGATGGGTCGCCGAGATTGGGAAGGTTGTTCATGTCAATGAGACTGCCCAATTTGCTCATATCACTGCCCAGAGCACCAAAGGCTTCAGTGACTTGGCTGAAACCCCCGGTGATGAGATTATCCATACCTCCAGTGATGGGACCAAACGTGCTGGCAAGATCACCTATGTTGAGACTGCTGTTGATAAGCTGATTGGCCTGACCAACGAATCCCTGTGCAGAATTGAATATCTGTCCAAACTGAGAAAGATCGCCACCGCCCATGATACCAGAACTGATGCTTCCGATCAACCCGGTGAATCCTCCAGAAGCCATGCCACCTGGTGCCACAGCACTGAGAGCACTGGCGAATCCGCCGGGTATGGCATTGGTCAAAGCGGGAAATATATCAGCACCCAGAGTTCGTAGGCTATCCAGCGTGCCTCCGCCTAGCACAGAAGTTGCACTGCTCACGATATCGCTGAATTGCCCGGTGATGGGAAGGCTGCCGAAACTGCCCAGGGCACTGGTAAGGCCAGCACTCACTCCCAGCCCTGCACCAAGACCGGCAATGGCACCGGCACCTGGTAACAGCCCAGCACCCGCAATGCTCATCACTGCACTGAGTGGACCTCCGCAACTCATGCTGTCATCCTATGATCACATCGGTACTGCCAGAGGCCACACGGGTGCATCCTGCCAGGCCGTCACCCACACGGGCTGCTGGCCGACCATTGATGAAAACGCTGGAACTGCCACCGGATATAGTCGCTACATGGCCCGGACATTTTTTGCCACCGGGACGCAGATGGCCGGTTGTAACATCACCTTGTCGGGCCGCACCGCGACCATTGATCACTACATCAGCAGATGCTGTGGCTATGGTATAACCGCTGCAATGTGGTACTCCGGCATCACCTCCTCGAGCCGCTGCGGGCATGTTCTATCTCCATCAATCTGTCGAATCTCGGCACCCAAGCATCAATCTCATCGTGCTGAGCCTGGGTATGCGGACCAGGCGGAATTTCGGGACGGAACTCTATCACGTGATCAAACTCTGCGGGTATATCGTCGTATCTATCAAATTCGTGCAACATACCCGAGATCATGACCACGAAACGATGTGGCATGCTAGCCAGTGATGATCTGCTTGCGTACCGGGGCGATGCCCGTGGTGGCCTGGATCCAACTGTCTCGCACATCCTGTCGTGTTTCTGCTATCATGGCCCAACTAGCATTATTTAGCCTGACATTTTGACCAAGATCTGCGGAAAACAGTCCCGGCATCATCTGCAGCCCTTGCTGGCTGATCACAGTGAGTATGGGATGTTCGATGATCATGTGATCTGCTGCGATCTCTACTATTCGGGCGATGAGTTCTTCGCCGGTATTGAGTTTGACGGTGTATATGTTGTTTGTTTCCAGTTTCATAGGCTTTGATCCGCAAGTGAGTTACGCAGTTCGATTTCAGACTGAATGTCTTCTGCAGTCATTTTACTTAAACCTGACCAGCCACCTTCTACAAATATCTTGCCATCCATGAAGATCTGTGGCATGGTACGCAGCCCTTGATTGATGATAAATTCACGGGCTTCAAGATCTTGTTCGATGTTGATCTCACGGAACGTGATATTTTTTGATTTTAGATAGTTTTTTGTCTGATCGCAGTGCGAGCAGAGATTTTTTGAATACACAGTAAGCATTACAGTGAAAGTCCTTTTAATGTATCGTCATCGATATCTTGTATTGTGCCACCTATAATATAACTACTCAATTCCACTTCTTGTGGTGCCACTTGTACGTCAGCACCGGCGATCCATTTGGCAGTCCAAGGCAAAGGGTTAGATCCGCCTTTGAATGACGTGGGCAGACCGATGGCGGTCATCCGCTTGTGTGCGATCCAATCCACGTAGTCCGACAATAGTTGTTGATTGAGTCCGATCATTGACCCGTCTCTGAACAGATATTCGGCCCAGGCTTTCTCCTGCTGCACTGCAGATTCAAACATGTCAATCATTTCTGCCTGTGTTTCTGTTTTTATCTGGGCATAGTCGGCATCATCACCGGGCAGGAGTTTCAACATCTGCTGGGTGCTGGCCAGATGCACATTCTCATCTCTGGCGATGAACTTGATGATCTTTGCGTTGCCCTCCATCTTCTTAAGCTCGGCAAACGCCCAGGAGCACGCGAAAGACACATAGAATCTGATGCCCTCGAGAACATTGACCGAGGCCAAGGCCAACCACAGTTTTTTCTTGAGTTCATATTCCGAGATGGTGAATCGTGTTCCGTTGCACTCATGATTGCCTGCTCCTAGCAATTGATACCATGCGCTGTAGCGTATGAGATCGTCATAGTATCGTGAAATCTCTCGACCACAGGCCACGATCTCTTCTACCTCCAACATCTCATCAAACACCCGGCCTGGGTCCGAATACACGTTGCGGATGATGTGCGTGTAACTGCGGCTGTGTATGGTTTCGGAAAAGGCCCAGGTCTCGATCCAAGTCTCCAGTTCCGGTAAGGTGGCGATGGGCAAGAACGCCAGATTGGGGCTGCGGCCTTGCACACTATCCAACAGGATCTGGCGCTTGAGATTGGCAGTGAAAATGTGTTGCTCCCAGGGCGTGAGATCCTTGAAGTCCTTGGCATCACGGAGCACGTCGACCTCCTCGGGACGCCAAAAGAACCCTAACTGTTTGTCGGTGAGTTTGTCGAACTGGCGATACTTCAGTGTATCATATCTCTGCATGCCAAGGCTGCCCTGGGGATCCAGGAATGCCAGGCTGGTGGTGTGATCTCGGTTTTTACGTAGGTTTAAAACGCTCATTTTTATTCCTTATATTTCCATTTGTAGCCATAGGCTTTGGAAAATTTTCCTTCTATTGTATATTTGATATTACTTGGATTTCCGTTTACAGATTTGGCTGCTGCTCTAATGCTTTCGTGTTCGCACAGTAAGTTCATCTCAATATCATATTGGAGAACTGATTTTTTTAGATTTTCGTCTGCCCATATTTTCCAACCAGTTCTTGTTTTGTCCCATGCCTCTTCGGTATGATGTTTACCGGACATGCCTCTTGGATGATCGTGCCGAGACCATAATCCTTGGACTGACTTTTTCATTTTTTTCAAAAATTCTGGATTACCATTGACATATTCCCATCCTCCACCGGCTTTTGATTTTAGATTATAGAATTCAATGTTATGAGCAGCGTTATACAAATCTAAATAATATTGCTCCCTTTCTTTGAGGATCAGACAATTTTCGACATATTCAAGAATCGTTCGTTTGCAATTTTCTATACCGTACTTTTTTATGGCTCGGTTAAAATATGTGCCGGACCCTATATAACCATCATCAGTAGAACCCATATGACTACCGATATATTTTTGACCGGTAATTGTGTTTTCCCACAAGTAGATAAATCCTTTCATTACATTCTCCAAACAGTTGTATTATTTAGTACGACTGTTTGATAAATCTAAATTTTACATGCCTCGCAATCATCTTCCGATTGCGGACTAATGTCTACTGATTCAATCAGCACCGATTTTTGATTCACCTTGTCTAGATCAATCTCGCCAGATCCGTCATAGGTATTGAAATAATAGAGTTGCTTTCCGCCGAAACGATAGAACATCACCATGTGCTTGAGCATGTCGCTCATGGGTATCTTTTCATCCTCGTAGTGCTGCGGATTGTATGAAGTGTTCACAGAGATGCCTTGGTCGATGTACTTCTGCAGCACAGCCATGATCTTCAAATAGCCTTCGGGGCTCTTCTGATCCCACAGCAGTTCATACTTGTTTTTGAGCCGGCGATACTCAGGTACCACTTGCTTGAGCACGCCGTCCTTGCTCTGCTTGATGCTCACATAGTTGCGAGGAGGTTCCACGCCATTGGTGGCATTGGAAATCTGTGCTGACGTTTCTGCTGGCATCAAAGCCATCAAAGTGGAATTTCGTATGCCATGTTCACGCAAGGCCACACGCAGGCCCTCCCAGTCCACTAGATCTTGATGCGGCACTAGTTCGTCAACTTCTCGTTTGTAGGTGTCCACGGGCAGGATTCCCTGATGGTAGCGTGTTTCATTGCTCCGGGGACAGGCACCTGACTCACGAGCCAGATCCACTGACGCACGGATCAGATAGTAACTCCAGTGTTGTGCCCAGCGATCCACTTCGGGCAATGCTCGCGGGTCGCTGTAACTTAGGTCGTTCTTGGCCAACCAATAGGCCAGGTTGATGATGCCCACACCCAAGGGTCGGCGATTTTCTGTGGCGATCTGGGCAGCGATGATAGGATAGTTCTGATAGGTCAGGAGAGCGTCCAGACCACGCACAGCCAAGGTACAGGCACGCTCCATATCTGTAGGTTCGCGGAACACACCCCAGTTGATGGCACTCAGCGTACACAGAGCGATTTCTCCTTCAGGGTCGTTGATGTCTGTGAGAGGTTTCGTTGGCAGATTGATTTCGCAACAGAGGTTGCTCTGCCGGATAGGTGCCAGTTCGGGAAGAAAGGCTCCGTGCGAGTTGGCATGATCCACGTTCATGAGATAGATACGGCCAGTGTCCTTGCGTTCCTGCATGAATGCCGAGAACAGATCTACGGCCTTGATCTTCTTTTTGCGTAGTTTGGTGTTGCGTTCTGCAGTTTCATACAGTTCTCGGAACCGATCCACGTTGGTATAAAAGGCATCTCTCAGTTCAGGCACATCATGCGGTGAGAACAGGGTGATGTCTCCGTTGCTCAACAATCGTTCATACATGACCTTGTTGAACTGCACACCATAGTCCATGTGACGCACACGATTGTCGTCGGTGCCTTTGTTGTTCTTCAGCACCAGGAGATCTTCCACTTCCAAATGCCAGATGGGATAATACAAGGTGGCGGCACCATTGCGCACACCGCCCTGGCTGCATGAACGAGTGGCTGCCTGGAACAATTTATAGAAGGGAATCACGCCGGTGTGGTATGCATCACCGTTGCGTATGGGTGATCCCAGGGCACGGATCCTACTGGCACCGATGCCGATGCCGGCTTTCTGGCTCACGTATTTCACGATAGAACTGGCGGTGGCATTGATTGAATCCAAACTGTCATCAGTTTCGATCAACACACAGCTTGAAAACTGCCGCATGGGTGTACGTACACCAGCCATCACGGGAGTAGGTAAACTGATCTCATGCGTGGATATGGCGTCATAGTAGTCACGCACCCACATCAAGCGTGTGTCTCGGGGGTAGGCGGCGAAAAGCGTGGCAGCGATCAACACATAGGCCACCTGCGGAGTTTCGTAGATGTCCTTGGTCACGCGATTCTGCACCAGATACTTGCCGCGGAACTGCTCCATGGCCGCATAGGTCAATTGTTCATCGCGTTCATGCCGGATAAATCCATTGATGCGATCCCACTCTTCTTCGGTGTAGGCTGTGAGCAGTTCCTCATCATAGAAACCGGCCTGTACATTTTGCCGCACCAGAGCCATCACATGCCACGGCTCAAATTGTCCATACACCTGCTTGCGCAGATGATAACAGATCAATCTGCCGGCCACGTATTGATAGTTAGGAGTTTCTTCAGAGATCAGGTCTGCAGCTGACTTGATCAGAGTTTCTTGTATATCTGCTGTTTTGATTCCGTTGTAAAATTGTATGTGACTCTTGATTTCCACTTCGCTGGCGCTCACGCCTGTAATGCCTTCAGTTGCCCAAAAAACCACGCGATGTAGTTTTTCTATGTCTAGAGATTCTTTGTTGCCGTTTCTTTTTTGTACTTGTATCTGTGTCATCTATCTATCCGTCAAATGATGTATTGCACGGCGATCTAGCCGTTGATTGATCGTGAACTGTTTTGATGGGATATTTAACTGATCGCTGGTATGCCAATTCAATATATATTTTCCCTGATTCACCAGGACTAAATTGCCCTGGTCAGTGTCCGCTAATTCCACTGTCTCAATGTCATCACGCTCAAGCATAGAAACAGTATACACGATGCCCAGGGCACGAGCAAGATCACAATACACATTGTCGCTCAAAAGTTCCCAAGGCGTGGGCCAATGATCTCGGTCATCCCAGTGTAGATAATAGGGTTGCCAGGGTGTTTGCTGCCACCAGGCATCCACATCACTGAGTGCTTGAGCCAGAGGTGGATGAGTACATCGATCGCGGAGATCAGCCCAGGCCTGCAGCCTTGCGGAATAATGCTGTGGCCACATCAGGCTAGATGTGATAGAGAATAGGTCAATGTTCCGGCAGAACCGGTGTTGGTGGTGGTGTATATCACCGTGACTGTGCTACCGGACTGTGTGACCGCAAGAGTGACTCCGGTATCAAAGGTTTCGGTGTAGTCATCGGTATAGGCCTGGCTCAGTGTGCTGCCATCGCTGATCCTGGATGTCACTGTGAGGGTACCGTGACGGATTTCATCATTCCTGGCTATGGTATAGTCCATGCTGAATGCTTTCACAAGACTGGCATTGGTGGTAAAAATGGCCTGATTGGTCTGATTATTGGCCAAGGTAAAAGTACGACCAGTTTCTCTGCTGTATCTACCGATCTGCAGTTGGGTTCCGGTAGTGGTCACACCCCCGGTGATCTGCACACGCGGATACACATTGTTGTCAGCGTCACTGCGTTCAAACATATCCGAGATGCTGACGTTGTTGTCGTTGCCAAAGGCTACCACCGGTGTGGCGGGATTGGTAGTGAACTCCAGACCCACTGCATAGAAAGTGTTGTAGGCCGAAGCGTTGAGGCTGACATCATCATACACGATGCCTTCAGCATAGATCAAGTCAAAACTGTTCGTGACCGCACGGAATCCCGTGGCACCACCGTTGATGGGTGTGACTGCTCCTAGAACAATGCCCTGATACAGAGTGTTGAAATCTGAATTGCTCACTGTCACGGCCTGGATCTCTTCATCGGTGTTGATGCCGTAAGTGAGTCCAGCAAATCTGCACTTGTCAAAGGTGATCTGATTGCATACCAAGCTGCCAGTGGAATTGAAACGCACTCCTGCGATGTTGTCAGTGGCTAGATCTGCCAGGATAGATGTCTGTGTCAACGGTCCGCGGAAGTTCACTGAATCAAAATAACACTGTGTGGCCTGCTCCACTAGGAAAACATCTGTCACAGGCACGGTCTGGAAGGTCATCGACGATATCTCTATGTTCCTGGGTGCCGTGGCTCCGTTGTTGCCGATGTTCACACCGGTCTGTTGCAGGCTGTCTCCGAATCTGGCCACATAGGCACTCAAAGAAGAGATATCTCCCGACACATCCAGTTCAATGATCGAACAGTCAGCTCCTTCACCCACCAACTTGGCATAGGTTGGTATGATGATGCTTTCCGTGACCTTGTATGTGCCCGCAGGGAAATACAGCGTGCGGCGGATCTGTGTGTTGGCCTGGCGGCAATACAGTTGATACAGGGCACGATTGATGGCTTCAGTGTCGTCGGCGATGCCGTTGCCCACAGCACCAAAGTCTCGCACGTCGGCGAAATCATCCAGTTTGGCCTGTACAGTACGCACCACAGGATCCGAAGGTGTGGGCCCGGTCTGTGCCACATAACCCACTGCACCATCTTCATAGGTGTAGTTGCTGAGAGTGGTGATGTCGCTGAACTGTGTCAGTATCTGGTGTTGCCGATCACAGGTGCACCCTCTTGCAGGGTACCATTGCCTATGAACAATCTGCGGCTGTCCAGGCACCAGCCCAGTTCTGCACCCGCCAGTTGCGGCAGGTTTTCAGTGAGACCTTTGCGATTCGTGATCCTGGATACTTGTACTATGGCCATGTGAGTTTACCTATGTTCTGGGTATTTATGCGGTCAAGTAGTAGAGTTCCAGGCGTTTCCACCACTGCTGTTCCCAGTGATCAAAATCCCCAGCTTCCAGCACGAATTCCTGATATTCTGGTGGTTTTGTGATGTTGAATTGGTCGTCTGTTTCGGGTCGCACGCACATCAGGATCACGCCTTTGCGTATGCGTGTGCCATGCACTTCGTTGTGGGCCAAGGCATAGGCCACCAATTGCAGGAAATAGTCCTCGATCCACTCACGACGCTTGGGCTTGTTGGCCTGTTTGTAGTCCAGGATGGCCGCTTCGCCGAGATGGATTCCGGCACCATCAGACGTGCCTGCATACAATCCAGGAAAGTACAAGGGTATCTCCACGCCCCAGAATTCTGACACATTGTGAAGGCCTTGATCTATCACTGTTTGTGCCATGACATGGCTGGCCCAGGCATAGGGATTGGTACCAGCGGGCTTGATCTCTCCGGTCTTCACATAGTGTTCGAGATAACTGTGCATCCTAGTGCCACGATTGGCAGCTTCCGTGGTGATGGCCTGAGCATGTTCTGTGCCCACACGTCGTTTCCACTCGTTTAAGGCCCTGCGACTTTCTTCCGGCTTGGTCTTGTCCAAGATGGTGGTCACGCTGGGCAATTTCTTTCCGTCGGGCGTGGCATACAATCGTCGGCCATCCTCCGTGACACGATTCATGGGTTGATAATCAAAACGCTTATTGATCAAACTCGGAATGACTCGCCGCAGCCGCAGCGATCCCGTTCATTGGCGTTGATGAACTCAAATCCTTCGTTGAGGCCTTTTTTCTGATAGTCAATGGTCATGCCGTCCAGATACACCAGATGCTCGGGTTTGACATAGATCCTGACACCTTTGTCATCGTAGTGTGCCACACAATTCTGCTGGCCTTGTTCCTGATCCACATACTCCAGGGTGTAGGCCAGGCCCGAACAGCCCGTGGTCCGCACACCCACACGGATGCCTAGGCCGCGGCCACGTCTATGTATTGAATCTTGGACTTTTGTAGCAGCGATATCAGTCAGCGAGATCATGTTTTTTGCGATAATCTTCTATGGCTGCCTTGATGGCATCTTCGGCTAATATTGAGCAGTGTATTTTTACCGGAGGCAGGGCCAACTCTTGTGCGATGTCAGTGTTTTTGATAGTGGTCGCTTGGTCGAGAGTTTTTCCTTTGACCCACTCTGTGACAAGGCTTGAGCTGGCAATTGCCGATCCGCAATTATGTGATCCTACTCTATTACTAAAGAAAACATGAGCACCATCTTCTAATTTTAAATCGAATACCACTACATTTTTTCCATCTCTCTCACAGCCTCTCAGTTGATTATGATGAGATATTGATTTGACAGACACTATTTTCATGCCGTTATGCACAAAATTGCTTACCTGCTCAACTGCTTGATCGATCTCTTCGATGGCTAAAAATAAACTTTCATAACCTGCTGACTTCAACAGTTTAGATCTTTTCTCAACATAATCTGATTCGTCAGAACGATCCTGCATGAACCTTGGCATGTTCTTTGTGTATACTTCTACACATTTCTTTTTACCTGGTACAATGAAATCTGGACTGATTGGACCATCTGCACTCTGTATCCAAATTTTTCCTGCACTGTATCTTGCACCTACATTGTGTGCTTCAAATAGATTGATAAATTTTCTTTCAATAGAAGTTGGTTTACTCCAATCTCTATTTTCCATACCTTTGGACCATTTTTCAATGTATGTTGGATCAGCCCAATTCTTTTTTGATGCCCGTGAAGATTTAATCTTTTTCTCATTGAGATTTTTACAAACATAGCCTGGTTGATTTTGTGGAAGAACAGAATGATCAAATGCCGAATTCCATGTTTTCATTTTCTGGCTATTTTTTGCTTTTAACCAATCTCTGTGACGAACATTGGTTAGCTTCCTAAGTTCGTATTCGGTAATTTCATAGAGTTTCTGACCAACAACCAAATTTTGTGCTTCAATTGGCTTGTTATTTGCATTCCAAAAAATATGCTCTTTGGTGCAGATTAAATTGAATGTGCCTGGTCTGATATTTTTCCTGCTGGTCTCTCTTTGAAAGGTTATCACTAATAAATCATCTACGCCGACTGAATGTTTTACTATGTCTTTGATTTTTTGATTCACGATGCTCGAACCGTTCCATGCAAGCACCTCATCTCCAATTTTTAAATCTTTTATTTTTTTAGTGCTTGTAGGCGTATTGACAGGAGCATTGCTGGTCAAGCAGCCATAGGTTTTAAATCTCGCATCAGTGATGGTTCCATCTTCTCCTACCTTGATTTGCAGTTTCATCACATCCCCGCAGGCCGGTGCACCTACCATACCGGTACCAACATCTGAGTCCGATTTGTCAAATGATCCCACGTTCCTGGGGTTCTCATAATGGTCGATGACCCGATCTGAATAAGCCATGTTCTTCTCCTATGTTAAGATATTGTACAACACTTTTTGATCTAAGTCAAAGGCCTTTTTTAGCTGCCCGTTTGGCCATCGAGTCCACAGTGGCACGGGCTTGATCCACGGTCATGGTGTCTGTCACAGCCTCTCCACCACGGAATATCACTGTGCCCGTGGCATCATCGCCTTCCACATTGGCTATGAGATTGTTCAAAGGCGGTTGTTGTACCATGGTACGCAGTTGATCGGCTGTGAGGCTGATGCCCATGCCATGTGCGAGATTTATGAATGCCTGGATGGAGATGGTTTTCTTGGCGTCGGTGTCTTGGGCACGGCCCAGCATGAACTGGGCCAAGGCCGCTAACTTGCCAGAATCGATTGGAGGTGTCTGTACTTCCCGGATACGCATTATCTGCGTTCACGACCCAGGCTGGCTGCGGGTGTTTCTGCTTCGGGTTCTTCTGCAGGCAGATTGGCATCCAAACTGAGATCTGCATCCACTTCCGCAGATTGATCTCCAGCAGGCATCGCATCACCAGCGGGCATGGCTGTGGCGTCGGCACCTGGAACCACAGGAGCCTGTCCTGTGAGCACACCCTGTGCGGTTTCGACCTGTGCTTTGCCTGCCTGGATGGCTGCCAATAGCGTGGTAAGTGCAGCAGTGACATCGGCCTGGAACTGCGTGGCCTGTTCAACGCCTGTGTCGTTCTTGATGGCATCTGTGAGTGCCGGGAGATCTTTGAACTGCATCTCACTTACATCTTCCAGCATGCCCTGCAGTTTGTCCACCATGTCTTGTGCGGCCATCACTACCTGGGCCTGCTGCACTTCGCTTTCAGACACCATGCGTTTTTTCTTCACAGACTCTTTTTTCATGGCAGCGATGGCGGCCATGGTCTTGGTTTCTTCGGGATTGAGTGTTTGACCGCTCTGGGCCTTTTTCATCATGGCCTGGGTCTTGGGATCGTTCATGTCCACGGCAATGGCCTGGGCATCCATCTCCGAGATCCGGTGGCTCAGGGCCTGCTCCAGCATGATCAGACGGAGATAGTCAGGATTGCGTTCACTGAAATGCCGGCTCACAGAGGATTTGTATTCACGCAGCAGTCCGCGGACCTTGGTCAGCATGTGTCGTGCCTGGCTTTCGCCCAGGGCGTCAAAACTCACACGGTTGCCCATGTGCGTGGCCAGTGTTTTAGCGACTTGATCGGTGGGACGGCGTGCGTCCAGTTCTTGCAGTTTCATTGTTGAATCCTCGTTGTTGCCAATATTTAGCCAGATTTACGCATTTGGTCAATCTCTCTTCCACCTGCTGCAGCCGTGAACGTCTTGTGGCAAGTTTGGCTTCAACACTTTCACGTAGATCCTGAGATCGTATACGAGTGTTCAGTGTAGAGCGTGTGTGTATGTCCGCTGTGAGCAAGAGTTTTTGCTGCTCCAATCGCATGATGTTGGTGCTGAGACCATGCTGTTGATATTTGTCTGCTATGCACCAACTCAGAGCCGTGGGCACAGCGGAAAATTCGCCGCGATCAAGGCCGTGCTTGCTCACACAGTAGTGGCCCGACTGTGGGTCTATGCGATAGCAGCCAAAAACTATGAATCCTGCACCGTCGGCGATGATGATGTTGCGTTCCAAAGCCAACAGATCGGGTTCGATCAACTGTTGCAGGCGAGCCAGGGCCTGGTGTTTTTTCATTTGATCACGTAGGTAGCCAGGAGATAACCGATCATGCCTACCAGCAGGGCTATGAATCCCAGGCCCCAGGCCATGATCTGATCAGTGCGTTTTTCTGCCATGGCCTGCACCATGTCATGCACTTCCCTGATCACGGTATTGAGATCCTGGATTTTTTCTTCTACCATCTCCAGTTTGTTCTCCAAGAAACGATAGCGTTCAGCACACAGTTCCACGTGGGCTTCCAGGCTCTTTTTTTCTATTTCTGTGGTGTCTGCCATGACCAATCCTTTTGATAAGTTATTTATTGTGAACAGGTGAATGTGATGTTGCGATCCACGATCAATACATCATCAACACCGGCGTTTTCCGTCAGGTTCGTGATCATGGGCACACCCACACAGTCGTGCTTGAGAGCACCCACGGTATCACCATCAGCGACCAAGGCCCCGGGCTGTTCCACTGAAAATTCAAACTGCCACAGTCGCAGGCCATCTTGCTCAATGACCACAGGATCCGTGATGTCCGTGGGCAGGGCCCGCAGGCTCAGCACCTGGTTGATGGTTTCCCAGTTGCGTTGCTGATTGCGGGCACGATTCCAGGCCTGATCTGTGTCAATCCTGATGCCCTGGGCGGTATCAAAAGGCACGCGATTCCTGTGGAAATTGTTGCGTACTCCAGTGGCCGTGATGTCAAACTGGGTGCGGCACGTGATCCGCTGGGTCATATGTTCAAGGCCACCGAAGACATGTTTGCCGGCTGGATACGACAGTTGGCGGCTATCACAATGCGATCTCTATCACCACGATACTGCACGGCTGAGTGGCGTACCCAACTGGGGAATACCACCATCATGCCGGCTTCGGCAGACATGTCTATGCTGGTGTTGGCAGTGACCCAGGCCGTGCCCGCATCCAGATACATGCTGTTGTTGGGATTGTAGAATCTGTTCACACCGTTCTTGGTGGTGACATCTGTGTCACCGATGTCCACATAGTATATGGCCGACCAGGACGAGTTGGGATGCACATGCATGTCGTGATAGCCACCGTCCTGGGTGATGTGGCACCATGACTCGTGTATCTCCACAGACACGTTCATGCCCTTGGGCCAGTATCTGGCATTGGCAGCAGCAGCGGCTTGGAAGAAACAGTTTTTCGCCCAGTGGCTAAAGGCTTCTACTGCAGGATCTTCAATGGTGACGAAATCAAATCCGCTTTCGTATAGTCCTCTCTTGGCATCAGGTGCCACACCACTGGTGCGTTGGGTGGCCTGTTGTTCATAGCATACCCTGCGTAGGTCTGACTGGTAGCGATCATGTTCGGCCCACTGGAAGTCATACATCAGCACGGGCCACAAAGGTAATGTTTGCATATGTGGGTATTTAATGGCCAAAAAAAAGCCCGGGCAAAAAACCCGGGCTGTTTTTCTACTGCGTGATGGATTACGACAATGCCAGTTTGAAACCAACGTTGGTGCTCTGCGAACCAGAAACGTCCACTGAGTTTGTGGTGCCATCTTCTTCAGTGACTGTGACTGTGCCGAGACCAGCGACCACGTTGCCGAGGTCTGTGGCGTTGGCAAAAGCACCCGAAGGATAGATACCATAAGAAATCTGTCCTGCTGTGGTGCCTTCTACCTGGTAGAAAGCGATGGTACAAGTACGCTGGATCGCTGCATTGATAGTGTTGACCACACCAGGATTGAACACGCCCGTGCCGCCACCGTTGGCATTACCCAACTGGTTGCGTAGGTCGATGGCCTGGTTTGATCCATTCTCAACTACGAGTGCGATGAAGTCTAACTTGGGACCTGCCATCTGCACCAAGGCAGCTGCCGAGATCTGACCGGTCTGGGGACCGTTGTTGATGTCTAGTGCAAATACTGGTTGCGAATCACCATGTGCGGGTGGGAAAAATGCCATTTTAAATCTCCTTAGTAAGTGAGGCTCTGCCTCTGCACTTATTTAGCAAATTGGAGAAAAATGCGGTTGTCTAGGTGAGTTCGGGATTGTTTCTGGCGAAGTTTGCGGCCGAGAATCTCATGCGATCCACGAATTTCATGCCCTGTCCCACATAGCCTTCGTGACCGGGTTCGTCGTTCACTGATGCCGACACGTCCTGTGCCTGTGCATCCAACTGCCGCACAAGATCGTTCTTGAGCTGGCTCACAGCCAGGAACGCTTCAAACACAGCGGCCATGGCAGTTTTGTTTTGAGTGGCCCAGTCAAATATACGCGGTGCCTTGGCCGGAGCCTGTTGTTGCACCCAGGTACCAAACCCTGAGATGAGATCGTCATAACTGCCAGATCGCACCCGGCTGTTCATGTACTGCTTGATCAACTGTGGCAGATCCGTGATCCTACGATCTCTCAGCTCTTGTGGGTTGAATAACTGATCTATGGCTGAGCCGTGCTGGGCGATGATATCTTGTATGGTTTTTACAGTGTTCTTGTCTAACTTGATTTCGCCTGAGGTCCGCAGGCTGGGGTCCAGGATCAGCACTCCAGGAGCAGGCACAAGATCCGTGGCAGTGATGGGTTCAGCTGCGGCACCGGGTGCGGCCAACTGTGTGTGAACCACCACGCCAACTTCGCTGGTACCGATCTGTTGTCCCAGTTCGCTGTCTGCGGGCACGCGGTATTTCACTGTGTTGGGCTGGAACTCGTAAGCACCTTGCACCACAGGGGGCTGGGCAGCATACAAAAGATCGCCCTGCACATAGCCCCGGAAGTCCTGAGGCACTGTGCGTCTCAGCATGGGGAACATTTTTTTGTAGATGGCTATGAGTTCACCACGTTCGCCGCCACGTGCGGCCATGATCTGTTCGATCTGTTCGGGACTGGTGGCCAGGCCATCATAGCCCTTGGCTAGGAATCCCGATTTGTCTGTGAGCACAAACTCGCCCGAGGGCTTGCGACCAAATATGATGGCGGGCTTGCCGTCCCATTTCACCGTGGTAGTCTCGGGCTGCCGGGCCGCTGCCAAGATGCCCTGCAGAGCTTGTGTCAGTCCTCGGCTGCCGGCATCCAAGACTCGATCTTCGGGATGCTCGATACGCACCCCTTCAGTGATGACCTGCATGCCCTGTACCATGATTCTGTCTCGCAAGCGGGCCATCCAGTTCACTTCAGTGTAGCCCACGTTTTCGTCCAAGGGTGTGCCCGCACGCTGCATGTGATCGCGGAAGTCAGCCAGTTTGGCATCCTTTTTGGGATCTGTTTTTAACTGTGCCAGGATCTTTTCCACTGACCCAAGATCTTCGCGACTGGCACCGGGATTCAGCAGCATCTGAGCGATCTGATCAGGGTCATCCGTGATCAGTTCATTGGTGGTTCGGTCCATGATACCGTCGTTCTGATTGAGCTTGTAGCCCATGCTCTTGGCCAAGGAGTTCAACAACACGTTCCGTGTGGCACCTTTGTATTCGCTGTTGGGATCTTGCCGCAGGATAAATTTGGAGAACTCGGGCTTGTTGAGAAACATGAAGTCGGTCTGCACATAGCCACGCTCGGGCACTCCCACGATGGGTGTTTTGAAATGCACAGCCACACCCGATTTCCGCACCCAGTCCCGAGGATCAAACTTGTTGGCCACTGCCCAGTCCGTGAGCCGCTTGACCAGTTGTTCCTTGGTCACTACATTGGCATCCAAGGCGATGTCTATGTCGCCGGACGTGGGCTTGAGTCCAGTGGACCCCAGCATGTTGTTGCGTAGATCCAGTCCAGGCAGCATGTGTTCCAACCATACCAGGGTGGGTTTGATGTCAGTCTGTGCGATACGTTGTGTGACGGGCACACCGTCGGCATCTTTGAAGATGTTGCCGCCTTCGGCCAGGATCATGCGGATCTTCCCAGCACCTGCATGGTAAGTTCGTTGTGCACAGGATCTCTGCGATCTATGGGCACGTATCTATACCCTGAAGCAGCACTGGGACCGGCTGGTGCCAACAATTCCCAACGATTGGCATTGGCGTTCCATTGATAGTTGAAATTGCTTGTGGTAGATCCGATGGTACGCTGCATTGTGATCTGCTGTTTGTCGGGCAGGCTAGCTTCGAGATTGGCCGGAGTGACCTGGGCTGCCATGGCCACGCTCAATAATTGGGTCATGTTCTGCAGCATGGCA